AGAACCGCATGAGTCATTTGCCGAATCTCTGAAATCAACCATTACTCCCTCAGTACCACCAATCTTTAAGGCAAGAAGATTGTTGGTTGCAGAAACACTTACTTTTCCACTATTGATAGCACTCGTAGTCCCCACCAGCAAGTTACCGCTTGCATCAAGCGTCATTTCTTGGGTTCCAGATGTCGTAGCACCAGCAGTTCCCAATGGAAAAAGCATGAAACGCATTTCATTGCCAGCGAAATAAAGCGCACTTCCAGTGTCGGCAGTCATATATCGCCAAGTATTAGCCGAGTTGGTATTGCCCATGTTGTAACCAATATACCCAGCGGAAGTCGAATTAGAACCCATTGTCAAGGAGCTAAATGTTCCCGTGTAATTTGCAACACTTAATGTTCTTTGACCAACATTGGCGTGGGGCGTAACACCCAATCCCAAGTTACCGCTGGAGTCGAGGCGCATACGCTCTAAAACAGAACTTGAGCCGTTTGGTCTGGTTCCAAAAGTGAGAGCAGATTGCCCATCGCCAGTATGAACACCACTAATGCTTGCGGCAGCAGGGCTTGCAGAACCAAGAGCGTCAAAACGAATTGTTGCATCAGTGCCGTTTGTGGTTGAAGCATTGCTGACATACGCAAGTGTTCCACCGCCAAGGGTGTTAGTTGTGGAATAAGCCGTGTTAATTGTTCCGTTTACTTGAAATTTATATGTAAGAGAACTAACGCCAATACCCACATTGATTGTGCTTGCGGTGTATAGGCTTGTGCTGGTTAGGCGCATGGCTTCTGAGCCAGCAACTTTAAAAGCCAAAACATTAGAGGTTCCATTGCTACCCAAATACCATGCTTGAGTATTATCATTATTTAATGATTCAATAAAGTTAAAAGTATCTCCACCGCCAGCACCGCCTTTTATTGAAATGCCAACAGTTTGTCCACTCCCAGTTGAGGTCAAGGTAAATCGAGAATCTGCTGAAGAAAGGCCAAGCGTTGTTCCACTAAAAGTCAACGCACTACCTGTAGTCAGCACATTGGAGCCATTTAAAAAGGCTACGCCGTTGATTGTGCCGCCCGACAAGGTGACAGTAGACGATGCAGACAGTGTGGTGAACGCACCCGTAGAAGCTGTCGTAGCACCAATCGACATATTGTTGATAGTGCCTACACCTGTAGATGTAAGAGCCAATGTCGGCTCATTGCCTGCCGTGAGAGTGATTAGATTGGTATAGGCTGTTCCATCCACATCGTAAGCGGCAAGAGACAAAGTGTTGGTGGCTGTCTTAGCTGATTTAAGCTGAGTGCCAGTTACATATGAAGCTGCTTGTGTGATGGTGTCGGTGTCAGCGTCCCCAATTGTGGCATTTCCATTAAGAGCAACAGCACCAGAGAAGTTAGCAGCAGCAGCGGTGATGGTGCCAGTGATTGTTGGTGATGCTGACAACACCATGTTGCCAGTGCCTGTCACAGCATTACTTAATGTGACACCACCATATGTTAATGCTGCTGATAGTGTGGTGGCTCCAGTAACACCTAGTGTGCCCCCAATAGAAGCAGCACCAGCCAAATAAAAGTCTTTAAACTTTAATGAGCTTGTACCTAAGTCAACAGTGTTAGTGGTCTTAACACCCAACACAGTTGTAGATATTGTGACATCCTGCACTGGGCCAAGCTTTGTAATGGGAGCACCCTCAGCAGAAGTGCCATCATGTGTGTGCCCTGTTGAGCTATTAAACGCAGCCTGCACCGCATTAAATTCACCATCTAAATCGGCGGCACTAATCACATTGCCGTCTGCAATGTTGTTTACAGTATCTGTACGAACATAACCTGTCATAAGATTTCCTTATCTTCTATCATGTGAAGAATACTCCAGCGTGGCAGCATCCAACGAAAAAGGTGGGTCTTGGCTGTCTGATACAAATTGTAAAGACACTGAAAAACCAGACCCAATCACCTGTGTCTGGAAGAGCTTCTTAAGCTTTGCGCCATATACAGTTGTACCATATTTTGCAGTGCTTGTACCATAAAAGCCTACACTTCCTGTATTGTTAGACAGGGTGATGGTTTCTGGTTGAATGCTTCCAAAGTCATCAAAGTCTAGCTTCAAATTGACAGAGGTGGTTACACTACCTTGAGGATTGGTATAGAGAAACATCTTATAGAATGTCTTCCTCACTCTAGGGTCAGTGATGTGTATGTAGGGAGTGGCAAAAGAAGCCACAATGTTTGCACCATCAAAGCTATTACCACTCTCCATCCTATATACATATCCATCATCATGGGCAAACACAATTATTTCTGTCTGGTTTAAGTAATAGCCATCAGCAACATAAGCCTTAATGCCAGTTGTCTCACCCCAAGCAATAGAAGATGTATTATCTCCGGTCATCTGTGTGCCTAATATGCCTTTAGCACTGTTGGCAGTGATGTTAGCACTATAGCCAAGAAGTCTATATTGCGACTTCTGTTTAATCACCACACTAGAGAAGCTGCTATTAGAAGAGATAAGCTCTGTGGTTTCTTTTTGAATTGTTTTAGAAACCAGCCCCAAGTTGAAGTCACCCACTCTGTCTGTAGCACCCAGCAAGCGTAAGCCATCTGGGCCTAAAAACATCACATCACCACCCACCTCTTGTATGGTGTCACTAGCCACACATCCAACTTTTCTTGTAATGGGTTGTAATATAAAATCAGAGATTGCACTACCTGTAATTTGATTGATGGTGCGCTCTGTGAAGATGATTAAGGCTTCTCTAAATACAATGAGTCCAGTGATGGTGCCACCGACAACAATGACACCTGCTCCTGTGGCAGGAGAGAAGTCAGTGTCTGTGTATGGAGCACTGAAAATAACTTGATCGTCTTTAGCAAAGAACAAATGATTTTTAAAAGAAACTACAAAAGTAGCACCAAGCAAGTCAGTGGTGGCATCATTAATAAGAGAGAATGAAGAATCGTCCCAAATGAAGGGATAATTAACACCATCTACACCAACAATCTTGTCAGTGCTACTCATTCTATATTTCTCTGTTCTCAGTTTAACGCCACCAGTGTAGTTAGCTGTAAGCCATGTGATGGCTGCATTATCAGCAGGGCTAGAAGCCAATGTTGGGTTGATGCTTAATGTGGCTCCACCACTTGTCACTGTGGCATTAGACAAAACAGTGTAGACTTTCTCAACACCAGCAATTGTGAATGTGTCTCCAGCCTTTGGAGCATCTGTCAATCCATCTACAATTAAACTGGTTCCTGTCTGAGCACCGCCATTAACCAACACTGTGCCATAAGAAGGAACATTGAGCTTCACCCAGCCAGTGCCTGTTGATTTATATAAGTCATTACTTCTATAAGCAATCACTTGGTCTTCCCAAGCAGCAACACCTTTAACTGTGCCTGCATGAGAGGTGAAGGTGACAGCAGCCAAATCAGCAGGACTACTAGCCATAGAAGTGGTGAGTGTTAGTGTTGCTCTCTTGTTTGTGCTGTCGTATGAAACACCAGCACCAGCAATTGTGTATGTGCCTGTAACACCTGCAATGGTGAGAGTGCCACCAACAACAGGAGTGGTAAATATGTTTCCTAAGACAAGAGTTGTTCCTGTTTGACCGCTGCCATGCACCTTAGGAAAGCCATAAGCAGGGACAAAGGCACTGTCATGTTTAGTGAAGCCTTCAATTCTTTTATATCCACCCTCAACAGAAGGCTCAAAGTTCTTTAATATCCTAGCACTGCCGGGAGCATTGGTTCCTTGTTGAAGTGGAGAAAGGGAGGAGATGAGTCCCCCCTTAAATTCAAAAGGATATGTTTGCCAAGCGTCAGCCATTACTTAACCCTGTCCCCAAAAGCAGAAGCTTGTGTGGTATTAATCATTCCAGAACGAACATAAGAATATCTGTTCACCAACATGGAGCGCATTCTCTTAATGCCTTCATCAAATTTATTCTTAGACATAACAGCAGACTGCTCATTACTTCTAAACATATATGCATATGCCATAGCACCATCAATAATTACATGCCTAAATCTTTCAGGAATGGAAGGTACATCTGAATATGAAGACAAGTCTACAGGCACTCTGTAATATTCATAGAACACTGTGTATGCATTATTAGGCGCAGGCACCACACCATATTCCAAACTAGGAGCATGGAATACATAGGAAGGCACTTCTCTTTTTGAAGAGTCTGTTGTATATTCGTGATCGATATATCTAGACAAATAGTCTTCGTAGGAGAGAATAGTTAGCTTCACTGTGGCATTACCAAAGGTGGTGTTCTCTTCAATGCGGAAAGTATCAAAGTCGATGGTGTTGCAATCACTGGGGAAGGCGTAACGAATGGTGCCTGCTGTGAGGGTTTCCTCAGCCAGCACATGATTGAAAGGCCACTCATAATGGGTGTGGTTGATGTCTCTGATGGCTGCATTAACAGCATCTTTATTATGGGCATAGAAACCAACAGATGAAGCAAAGTTGGCAGAAGTAAGCTCAACTTCATTGAGCCTTCTATTAACTTCGTTTACCAAGTCTAAATAGTTGTATGCCATATTATTGTTCTTTCACTCGCAGCCTGATGACACGCTCTGCCACATTACCACTACTGTCTGACATAGTGCAATAAAATTTATATTCAGTGTTGGCAGTGCCTAGCCCTAAGTTGATAGTGGCAACACCGCCGCTAATTGTCTGAGAAACATTCTGTATGCCATTAACAGTGGAGCTAGCTGCGATGGTTGTCTTCACTCCAGAAGAGTTATCAACAGACCAAACAACAGATGAAATGGTTGCCCCATTAAGCCATCTAGACCAATCAACACTGTAGTCTAATGTTTCATCTGGGTCTTTATTAGGCCATCTAAACGACATAAGTTTCCTTAAGCAACTAAAACACTTCTATCAGACGAAGAAGTTTTTCTATACATATAAGCTCTTCTTGGTAACAGTTCTACCACTGAGCTTCTTTCTGGTGATGTTGTTTGTCTTTCAACATACACCTTCCTATCCACAAAACTTACCGCTGCTGTTCTCTCAATAGCTGTAGATCTTCTCTCTACCAATACTGCACGGCTTCTATCATATAAAGCAGCTACAGCATTATAATCGAATATTGTAGTTGTAACAGATACTGCACCAATATTTCCTGTTGCAGCTACTCCTGTTAATGATACTGA